ACCCATCTTGTTCAAATCTAACCTCGGCCAGACCTTTAGTTTGGGTCTTTTTCAGAGAGATGTTTTTAATAAGCCCGCGGTCTCGACCCAGCATATAATGAAAAATACCCCTCTCTTCGTCAGCAGTGCGATCTCCCTTCATCTTGTCTAGAGGCTGCACTTGACCTGCGAAATATACAAAGTAGTTAAACTCATGGTCCGGCGAAATAGCCACTCGGGCGCCGGGAGGGCCCGACAAATAGAGGATAGGGTGATCTTTGAGTCTGGAGCTAACATCATCCAAGTGTGCGCGAAACATATTAGTTCCTGCTAGCTTATCGCTATCAACTGTGAGGGTGGCTTTGCCGTTGACTACCTCTCGTTTAAAAACCGATTCCTCTAGGCCCATTTGAGCCGTTTTCAGCGTCAAGACATCATGCTCTTTGTCTGGTGACCAGCTGGTAAGGGATGCTTGTTGTGCTCTAACTTTAGTTTTCATATTTCTAAAACAATCTCTGTTATTTAGAAAATCTCGCACAAATTCGTTCATCACATCATTTAAGAATTTAGTGAGCGAATAAAAAGTTTCTTCCTTCTTTAACATCTTTTCGGTAAGAAATTCCATAAAATATTTAACTGAGACCGGAATATCTCCGAATGTAGCATTTGTAACCACCACTTGGCGACTAGAGGGGGAATTAGCGAATTCCACAGGACCGAGCAATATACGCAGGCGTTTAAAATTCTCATACGCAATTTCAAATTCTCGTTTTTTCTTACGGCGCGTGCCGGGCTCCAAGATA